GAAGCAACCGAAAGGGATTGCAAAAAAAACAGCTAAATATAGGAGATACAGCTAATGATGTACGGTAAAATGAAACCTAAAAAAAATAAAAAAATGATGGGTAATAGAAAAAAACTAGACGCAAACAAAGATGGCAAACTTACTAAACAAGATTTTGCTATGTTAAGAAAGAAAAAGAAGAGAGTATAATGAGAAAGGGTTTATATGCTAACATCCATGCTAAAAGAAAGCGTGGTGGTAAAATGAAAAAGAAAGGTGATAAAGGTGCACCTACTGCTGCAAACTTTAGAAGAGCAGCTATGACAGTAAGGAAAAAGTAATGGCAAAAACACCAGCATGGCAACGTAAAGAAGGCAAGAATCCTAGTGGTGGATTAAATGCTAAAGGTCGTGCTTCATACAACAGGGCTACTGGTGGTAATCTTAAAGCACCTAGTAAAAAAGTTGGTAATAAAAGAAGAGCTAGTTTTTGTGCAAGAATGAAAGGTATGAAGAAAAAACTTACATCTGCAAAAACAGCAAGAGATCCTAACAGTAGAATAAACAAAGCACTTAGAGCCTGGAACTGCTAGTATAAAATAAAAAAGGGGAGCCATAAAGACTCCCCCTCAGCGAGCAACAACAAGACACACAGAGAATTTACTCTGGGTGTCTTTTTTTTTGCACTAAATAAACTTTATAATTTTTGTATAATCTGTTTAATGTCATCTTGTATCTTCTTCCCCATTGAGTTAGCATGATTGATTATTGCTGCACACAGATTAGCTTGGTATGGAAAACCCTTTAACGCTTCTCTAACTTTACCTACAGGTTTACCACCATAATCTACTACAATAGCATTGTCTTTGTTTAAACCTATCTTTAATTCAAACAATATACCAGTGTACTTATCTAGATTATTTTTTTCCGTCATCTTTCCCTCCACCTGCATTGTATGGTGTAAGAGCAGATAACGAGTTCATAAGTTTAACTACCTCTCCATATGGTCTAGTCATTAAATATCTCATAATATCCATTAGCTGTTCTGAACTTACAAGATATGTTCTTGGTGTTGGTTGCTGTACTTTCGGCTTTTCGTCTGTCATATATCCCCCTATTAAAATGGTATGTTGTCGTCAAAACGATTGTTTATTACTGTTAGTTTATCTTCTGCCTCAGCTATAGTATTAATTAGCTTATCTAATTCTTCTATAAACTGTGGGTGTTCACCTATACCTACAGGTCTTTGTAGATATACTTCAGCAGTTGCTTTGGCTTCTTCTATAACTGCTTCGTATCTTTTTTTTAACGCCTTTATCATTGACTCTCTGATATCCATTACCATGCTCCTTTAAATTGATAGTATTTATTTTCTACCATATCCTCATCATCAAGATATGGATTATGTTTTGCAGCCTTAGATTCTCTAGCATCTCTTATAGTTTGATTAAGAGTTCTACCATCTCTAACGCATGCAGAAACAAAGTCTTCTACTTCTAGTATTGCTTGTTTAACTTGACCCATTGCTGACCTCCTTTATTAGTCTATTTAAATACCAACTAGCTTTTTGTAAATCTTCTAATGGTTCTCCTTTAAATTTATAACGAGAAACATATTTAAGAACATTACCTTTAAGGTATCCGTGATACTCATCACCAGTTGTACAGTCTCTTATAACTTCTATGGTTTCTTTCTTGCCATGTTTATAATGAGAAGGTGAATGTACATTATCATGCTTTCTCTCATTCTCATAAGACATATCATGACCATGTTCTTTTAAAGATGTATATGTTCTTTTATTTTTTACCATACTTTCTCCTAATAGTATTATACTCTATCATCTCTAAATCATACTCACCTTTAGATACATTACGTTTAACTACAAGTCCACTCCACCACATTTGTTGTGTAGCCTTAGCATAATTTTCCTTATGATGCAAGTAACATCCTGCAGATAGACCCATTAATTTTCTACCAGATGGCAGGGCACACATAGCATAATCAAAGGTATGTATATGACCTACAGTAGAAGATACTTTATTCTTCAAGAGAAGAGAACGAGCAACATTGTCACCGCTAATAGGCTTCCCCATGACACCAGTAGGATAATTATGGCAATAGTATATACCATCAACATTGACAGGCTGTTGGTATGGGTAAACTTCCCAACCAAATTTTTCAAATTTAAAATCTTCTGTGCTAATTGTACCTTCAAGTTCTGGTATGTCATCTACTGTTCTATCTATCCTATCTTCGTGATTACCAAGTAACATGATTTTTCTTGGTCGTCTACCATTGAGACCTTTGTTAAATTTATCTAATGCATCATGGGCATGGTCTATATCTTTCTTATATCTTCTACCTTCAAATTGTTTCTTACCTTTATCATAACTAGATAGAGAATCCATACTTGCAAAGTCTCCCATACATATTATAGTATTAGGTTTTAGATCATGTGCAAGTTTACCTGCCCATAAGAATCTATCATTGCTGGCTTTGGGTGTGCAATGAGGGTCACCCATAACTAAATGTGTTGCCACTAGTTTAACTCCTTGTCTCGTTTCTTTTTTAAGTATTCTAAAAAATCTACAATATTAGATTCATCGTCAAACTCTGCAACAGAACTAATAGTAAGATCTTTAGTGCCTTTGTTTTTATCTTCTGCAAACCCACGTAACCCCCACAGAAACGTTGAATGAGGGTCGGTAGTTGCCATCTTTATCATGCCTCTAGCTATAGTAGAACATAATTCATATTCTTCAGTACCCATTTTAGATTTACTATCCATAACGATACCACAAGTAAAACCTTTTTGCCAAGGACTAACAAGCACCTTGATTGAATTTATTAAACTTAATCCATCTCTTTTCTTTGTCATGTATACCAATACCTATCTATATTATCTTTATTATACTCTACAATCTTGTGTTCAAAACTTCTCTTCATACTTTTTCTCCCAAAATCATTTGCATCTTTTTCATTATCAAACAAAGTATTACTAAACATTTTGTAATACTTATCTTTTTTATTTCTATATAAAACGAAGTATAACATAATAAGAGATGGTGAGAAACAGACCCCTCAAACTACTCCCCACCATACTCTTCAGTCTCCTCTTTTGGATTTGTTACAGAAGTGTACCAAACCCATTTCGGATTCTTTCCTTTAGATTGCTGTTGTGGTAACAACTGCAACTTGTCTCTTCCCCAACAAGGAAGTTTGTAAGGGCAGTATGAACATACAAAGCCCAAAACTCTATTACCTGTAGGCTTACTTCTAAAAGTTTCTGCTACATCATCATAACATCTTTTAAAAGGTTCACCCTTATCTAGTGCTTTAAAATTATTCTTGGCAGAATCTAATGCTGTCTTCTTATATTCTTCATGTTCTGTAGGTGTTTCACAAACTGCCCACTCACCAGTAGATTTATTAACTACAATCCAGCCACCAAACTTTTTCTTTTGACTCTCGCCATATAAAAATCCTTGTGATACATAACCAAAGGAATCTTCTCTAGCAACTTCACTAAATCCCCCTGCTTCTCCAAACTTCTTATCAAATGAGTATGGTGATGCACTTTTAATATCCCATACTTTGCCATCAATCTCAACGTCTTGCCTACCTTCAATTGCTCCTCCATCAAATTTATAACTAACTTTCTTCTGTTCATTCTTTAATTTTATACCTGCTGATTTCATTATAAATATAGATAATGCTTCTATCAAATCACCAAATGTATTTCTCATTCTAACATTGTAAGGTTGTCCTTCACCTTTAATACCTTTAGCTTCCATTTGTAGTTGGCATAAAGGTCTACCTATGTTAGACATTCTAGGTTCAAACTTATCTCTTCTTTCTTCTTCAAACTGTTTTAGTAAGGCGTTTTTACACGCCTCACCAAACTCCTGTACTAGCTGTTTGTCTAGCTTAACAGGCTCTTTTGAAACAGAGTCAAGATATTGCTGTACCTGTAGAAGTATATTATTCATTAGGCAGATAATACTTTTTCTGGATCTAACTCTTCTACAATCTTAGCATCTATCTTGTCATGGCCATTAGCACCTTTACTCTTTGCAGAGTTATAAAGATCAATAACCTCTTTGTTCTCAACATCGATGGACTCTTGAAATACTTTTAATGTTTCCATATCAGTATCAGATAACTGTAAGTTTGCATCTGCATTAACAGATATTTCTGGTACATAAAATACATTGCCACCTTTCTTTTGCCTTTTAGTATCTAAAGAAAATGTACAATTAAACATAAGTTTCTTTCTTTTCTTTAAAAGATCTAGAGCAGATGTTACAGGTGAGAACGCAGTACCCGTTACTCTATACAACACAGGTATGTTTTCTAAACTATGGTCGTTACCTTGTGAAGTTTTACCTTTGCTAAAAGATAATAATCCGTATACAAGTTTGTAACATCTTATAGTTCTCTGTCGTTCTAATTGTTCTGGTGTAAGGCTTGATCTTTCTTTAAAAGGTATCTTGCCACACTTAGTTCCACCTAGTATATCTATAGCTTCTTCTCTCCAACTTTTAAATATAATAGATCTATTAACATATTCTCCCTTATCTGCATCATAGTGCATGTATTGCATAGCACTTATGAATGGTCTTAATGTTACTGGTTTTCCAAAAACATTTTGACCTACATTAGAATCATATATATAGAAGTGACCTACGGGTAATTGATTACCATCATCATCTTCTGGTGAACGATTGATAGCTAGTCTAGGTATATTTGTACCTGTACTAGAACCATCGTCTTGTCCAATGGCTTGCATAATTTGCTCATCAGACATTTGGTTTATGTTTGTTAAGTTATTGTCAGACATTTGTCCTCCTTATTGTTAATTACTGTATACATCATTTTGACTATTTTGTCAAGGATTAATTTCCCTGAAAACACGCTATTAACATAACTATATATATTAATATCCAAAAAGAATTTGATAATATGTCTAGCATATTGCTGTCTCTCCATCTATTATTTTTATTTCTAAACCATCTGTTTGTGCAAAGTAAACCCACTCAGATAAAAACTCATGGTCTTTGTCTATGTATAATATCTCTGGTTCTATAACACATTGATCTTTTAGTGACATGTATTCTAAGTATGCAGAGTATTCTTCATCTGAATATTCATCCATAGTATCTAACGCCTCTACTTCTTTAGTCATTTGACCTCCTTCATATTTAACCAATCATACCCTATTTTTAATTCTGTGTCAAGGGGTACATTGAAGTCTATTTTGTAATACTGTTTTAATGCAGGTATTACATCTGCTGTGCCCCTGTTAAATATCTCACTCATCACATCTTCTTCACCAGGGTAAACGTCAGCCACAATAGAATCATGAACTGTGTTTATAAGTAAACTCTTTACTTTCTTTTCTTGCATAAGTTTATATATATTTATACAAGCAATCGGTACAATATCTGCAGTTGCAAATCCTTGCACAGGATAATTTTTTATCTGTGTGCCATAAGTAGATCCACCCCAAGGTGTCCTCTCTGCATATGGAAAAGCATACTCTCTACCAGTAGGTAATTTAATTTGTTTAAATCGTATTGCTTCTGATTGTAGTTTCTCATGCCAAGTTTTTATATCTTTATATTTTTCTAAGAACTTAGTATAATATCTTTTCTCATCTTCTGTACCAGTTACACCACCATACAAAGGTTTAAATGTATGTGCCTTTGCATCTTGTCTTGATACACCTATGATGTCTGCAGTGTATTGATGTACATCTATTTTATTTTTTATATCTTCCATACCTTGTTTGTCTTGTGCTAGATATACTGCAGTTCTAAATTCTAGTTGTGCAAAGTCTATCTCCATCATCTTACCATCTTGAAATCTAGAAGTAACTACCTTACGTATAGGAAATGTCTTACCCCTAGGTTGGTTTTGAAAATTAGGATCACGACTAGATAATCTACCAGTTGCAGTTATAGCTTGCATAAACTTAGGATGCAAGAAGCCTCTTTCATTTGTAAAATTTTTTAATCCTTCTACAAAAGTATTTAAGTATGTATCAACTGCATTGTGTCTAACGATAGCATCTATAAATTCTTTAAACTCACCCTCTGCTTCTGCTGCTATCTTGTTTAGTGTTAGCTTATCTGTTCTAAAACCAGACTCTGCTATATCATAAACATTTCTAGGTCTCTGTCTAAATCCTGCAACCTTTGCAATAGCTGAGTATATATAGCCATCACCATCACAGTCTGGACACTTAGTATAATTTTTAAATGGGCTACCATCTTTTCTTATTTTTTTAATTACACCTTTACCATGACAAGTCATACATTGACTAGCTACAGTTCTGTGTATAGTTTCACTATTATCTGTTACTAAGTTTCTAAATTGTATCCTAGAATACTGTGGTCTTTTTTTATTCTTACCTGTGTTCTTATCTATACCTACATTAAATATCTTAGCCCATTCTTTTTTATCTTTTGGTTTTGCAGAATATATTAACCAAGATAATTGTTCTGGACTTGATAAATTAATTTTAGTATCTCCCATTTGTTTGTATACTATCTTATCTATCTTTTGTTTTAGATATGCAAACTCTGCTCTGTATTCTTTTTCTACTTGTCCTAGTTCATTTAAATTTATATTGATACCATTTCTTTCCATGTCAGATAATACAACTAAGAACTCATTCATCATCTTAACTGTCATAAGTAATCCTTTGTTCTTAGGTAATCTAAAGTCTGCCATCTGAGAATCAAAGAGTCTTCTAGTTATCTCTACATCTATCTTACCATACTCTTCTACAACATCTGCAGGTATATTTTCAAAGGATACACCTCTGTCCATAAACTCTTTTATCCTATCATCTTTAGATCCTATCTTTCTTCTACGACAAGACATCTCTAGTGTTAAACTTTTTCTTACACCTCTATTAAGTATATACTCCCCCAACATAGTATCATATACTCTACCACTATATTTAAATCCTGCTTCTAACAACCACATTAAATCAAATTTAATGTTATGCCCTACAAGTAAAGTTGTTCTATCTAATGTTTGTTGTATATTTTCATAGCAACCTTTGTCTACTCTTTCGCTATGGTTTGTAAAATAATATTGTTCATTGATACCTACACTAACTAATATATTATCTTCATGAAATGGTGATGGGTCATAACCACCTGTCTCTGTCTTTTGCCACGATGTTTCTACGTCTACTGTTGTTATCATATTTACCTTTCTATTTTA